ATACGATTTTATTCCATTAGACTCTATGATACCAGTGTTAGCAAGTTTGAATTGAACTGTTATTAAATAGTTTCCTAACTTCCTAGTTAATTCATCAGCCACATCTGCTACCGCCTTGGCATCCGGCACGTATCCGGTCACCTTGGTAGCCAGCAGATCCTCCTTTGTGGTAATCATCTGTGCAAATGCCGGGGCAGTGAGATCAGCAAAAAATTTCTTTATTTTTCCAAATACAGTAGAAACTTTTTCACCAGTGGAAATATTTGATCTTGTTTCTGCCACCTCAAACGCAACTGTAGTGTCTGGCAAAGATGCTTTCTGAAGATATTCCTCTGGAGCGACACCACCTAATTTTTCCGCATTATCCACTATGCCTGTATTATTTTTGTCGTAAACAGCCTTTTGCATGTCGCCTGCGCCTAATTCTATTGCATAATTGACTATTGCTCCTGATGTTGGTATTTTAGTGTCGTCAGCAGTCACAGTTTTATCAATAGATGATATTCCATTAAACATGCTGACTAATGTAGTTATGGAATCATAAAGTTCAGCTGTAACTTTATCTAACGTCTCTTTGTTTTCATGACCATGCCTTTTATCACTGTTTTCTTTTACAATCTGATAAATTGCATTCACAACATTCTGTATTACGTCTTTTTCTTTCGTTTCAGGATTCTCAACTTTGGAGGATAATCCCACCTCATCTCCGTTAAGTCCATCAACGATCTCATTTAATTTAGGTATAATGATATCCCTTGATAACTCATCAAATTTTGCCTGCATTTCTGCAGTCGAGAGACCGGGGACATCCGGAAGCCCAGTCACTCCTTTATTTGCCAAAGATGTATCCGTGATTTTTTCAAAAGCCATAGCTTACCTCCTACTTATGATTACCATTTTCCACGTACTCCAACGCAATATCAAAAAGGCCAAAAGGTTCATTCAATTCAGAATTTACGAATCTGAATCTTGCCTTATCTACCTTCTTCACACGAAGTTTAGTTGGAATAATTTTTTGTGTCTGATCAGAACTGAAAGTGAATTTTGAAAACACGACACTGCCAAAAGATAAATATCTTGCAGTATAATTGTCCTTTTTTATAAACGACCACAATCCCCTTTTTTGCACATACATTTCCAAAGTGGTAGCTACGGCAGACTTCAACCGCACAGCCAAATAACGGAATGTCTTATTTTTATAAAACAATTTTCCGTCCAGATCCGGTGTTTCCCAGATTGCTTCTATCTTCTCCCCGTCATCGTTGTATGATACAAGTGCATCGGAATCGCTATAAAACTCACACACCCTTCCATCAGTTGATCCGAAATATAAGTTTCCGTCTTTTTCCCACATACAATTTGCCGGAAGATTGGTTCTATAAAATCCTGCGTATTGCCGTGTAGAATAAGGCATAGACTTATCTGTCTGCATAGGCTGCAGTCCATCGAGAATGTAGGCAACCCCGTTTACACACAGCCAATACATATCCTTGTAGACAAAAGCAAATGATTTTTCAAGATCAGATTCTTTCAACAATTTCCCATTAAGATAAAAGCTTCTGTTCTGACCGTATTTTTCTCCCGTAATATCCTGTGCTGTAATAGCGTATACGCCTGATCTCGTGAGAAAAAGAGGTTCACTGGATAAATATGCAAATGTATCCTTTGCAATGGCTCCTGCGCCTTGTAGAGTGTTTACCGAACGGAATACCGGCTTATTATCTGCCAGTACGCCTTCTCTCAGGACAATGAACTGATCCGTCTCCATTTCATCCTTATGAGTTGCCAGGTAATTATTGATTACGCTGTATCCCATAATGGCAGACTTACTTGTCCCAAGACTGCTATAATACGTATCCGCAAAATACGTAGGATCATTTTGATCGCTGAACCAGTCCTGATTGATATAATCAGGATTTCCGCTTAAGAACAGTCTGTCCATTGCCCCTTTCAGTCCATACTGTGTTCCTATGCAGCACTTATTTATTCTGTCAGCATATCCGCTTACAGTTCGGTATGCTGTTATCTTCACATTGTCTTCACCGGTTACAGGACTTTTGCCAGGCGCAGCCGTAAAATTGATAATGCCGTTTTCTCTGTCTACCGTAAAATCCGTATTTTCTGTTTTCTCAGCCCAAGAGCCGGAGCTGTCCAGAATATAGGCTTTCACTGTGGTATCATCAAGTCCACCAAAAGTCATATGATACGCAGTATCACTTTCTGTCCCCGCAAATAATTCTGTAAAACCAGGCTGTATAAGGTTTAAATCTTCATAGCTTGTACCTCCGCCATTAGGTGCCTTAGCAATCGTAACTGTGGGTATCTTTGCATATTCCGATGCCGGTTTTACTTCCGCCCCATCCCATACGAGAAGCTTTTTCCCATCAACGATATAAAGTTTGTTGTCAAATTGCCAGCTTCTACTCCGCGCATTATTTGCATCAGAATACTTTACAACGCCGTTATAATACATTTTCGTTCCTGCATGGACCAATCCATATTGTTCGCCGCGGATATAATGATACCCATTGATTTGATCATCATATTCCGCTATTTTTTTATATCCCATGCATTTACGTACTTTCCCGGGGACATCCCGGATCATGTTCTTACAGTTCGGGCTCTGATTCTCACTCACTGCAGCCGGGCTGTTTGTGAAATCTGCTCCTAAAAATGTACTGATCGTAAGAACACTCCTGCTTGGGCTTGATGGAATGGAAAATTTTGTAGCCATTAAATCCACCCGCTTTCACTTGTAAATTCTTCATAGCCTTGTTGCATACTGCTGTCAATAAGGCTTTCAAGTGCTACTTCAAACTCATTACGATATGTTGTAGCAATACCGTTATCATCATCTTTATACAGCTGACTGGCCATATAAAGAGGCAGAAGTACCACTACTTCATCATCTACCGGGAGAACATAATCATCTGCTGTCTCTGCTGTGATAGTAGGGGGATATGCACGATAATATACCGTATAGCTCCCAGGATCATCCTTGCCGAGAACAAGTATGTTATCGCTCTCCCGGTAATACTTACTGGTCTGAATATACCCGCAACCTAAGCTTCCCTCGTAATAGATCTGATTGTCTCCGAGCTGATAGAAGTCAGGACATATCTCTTTGAGATTATATCTCACCATCTCAGCGTATTCAGGTACTTCTGATTCTTTATCAAATTCCTCATAATACAATGCAACATTCTTTACCGCACTAGGATATTTGCTGATAAAAATAAGAGCCACATCTCCATCCAAAGGATTCTCGAGAAGCCCTCTATATTCAGTATATGTGTTCTTACTTTCAAGTTGGATGGTATCACATTCTGTTCCTCCAACCGTTACCATTAAAGTTCCTTTTCCGGTAAATTCAAAGAAATATGCATGTGCTCCCTCCCCCGAAAATTCATATGTGCCAAGGCTATGAATCTTACTTGCCGTCTCGTCAGAAATCAGATTTTTCAAAGGATTATGTGCAATAACAACACTCTTTACAATAGATTTACCGGCAGTAGATAACCTTTCCAGTGCCTCATTAGCCACCATCGGCATTCCGGCAAGGTAATCCGTTGTGGATTCATCTGTTGGTATGTTGCTACCATCCGCAGCAAACATTTTCTGTAATGTGGCTAATTTGACATCTTTCCAGGTCATACTCATTGTTTCTTTCTACCTCCAGTATTTCTTGTACGTGTGGTCGTTCTTGTTTTCTTCACAGGCTTGTCTTCTGTGTTTTCCGAAATAGGAATGGTGATCTCTTTTTCAGGTTCTGGAATAGGAATGGTGATCTCTTTTTCAGGTTCTGGAACCTTATCAACTCTCTTTGAAATATAGTCACCGGAAGGAAGTACGGCCTGCACCTCATAGTACAGACCGCCATCCTCAAACACGGTGCCTATTGTAAAATTAGGCTTTACCATATTCTACCTCCATTAGCTAAAACTTAAGGTGGTACCTGCGGATGCACCGCCAAGGATCACATGTCTCCAATCATTGAAACCGGCAGACATACGAGAGTATCCGTTCCACTCGAGGTTACGAGTATGCAACTCCACCTGATTCTTAACATCAAGAGGAACACGATCGTAGAACATAGATCCTCTAAGTTCCTTGTTTGCCTGAGAGGACATCAGGATATAAGGTGCACCGGAGGTTACCTGCCACATGGGGTCTACTACCAGATTCCATAATCCCTTCTGGGTGTTGATATCATTGTTGGAAGATCCAACAATCAGTTCGGAACGGATGATGCGCTTGATCAAATCCTCCAGTTCGGGAACATTAGAAGGGATGATAATGGTATCAAATGTATACCCCTGGATGTGTCCGCTCTGATTGCGGAAGTTTCTACCGATATTGGCTAACTTGTTCAGAACCTTAGTGTCAGTTCCAAACGCATTAGTAAATACGTTACTCTGCGCAGCCACACCAGCTTTAACTCCTGCATGATCTGTTGCAAACAACGCTTTGCCATCACCAGTGGTCTTATCAATTTTCTTTGTTCCGAAAGTGAAACTTGCAGATTCGGTCGTCAACGCATCGGATGCAAACTGTGCGCGAGTACGCTTATAGGATCTTACCAGGTTAGCAGCCATAGTTTTCATAATATCAATGTCGTCATCATCCTTCGATTCTCTGGTACATACGAAGGACTTAGAGAATGTTTTATGTACGATCAGCTTGGACTGTCCAGCCTGAATATCATCCAGAGGTGCTTTATCACCTTCGTCTACGATGTCAAAATTTCCAAGAGAAGTGATAGATCCTAACTTTTCCGCATACTTCTTGGAATCTTTCTCATTGAATACAGATGTGACAAACGCATCAAAGTCACTCTTTTCACTATCAGTATCCTGCATAACCGCCTGTAATACCTGCGCTGTTACTTTCCACAGATCATCATTAAGCCCACTATTTTTACTAAATACAATTGCCATATTTTTTTATCCTCCTTAGAATTTTCCTACTACCTTTGCTCCAACGGCACCGCCTGCAGAAAGCAGCATGAATACGCCGCCGGTGGTAGTTGCTGTTACCTGAGCAGCATCCGTGTGAATAGTTACTTTAGAGCCTGCCTTAACATCAGAAGCATCTGCGGCACAGGTGGTCTCCCACTCCTGACCGTCTACGATCTCGTACACGGAAATATCTTTCATTCCGCTTGCGGGGGCTACGTAATTCTCAGCACAGATAAACTGAGGCTTGGTGGTTCCGGTTGCCTGTGTCAATCCACCATCAGTCAGCACCAGTGCATCACCGATCTTGTAGGTAGTGGATGCGGTAGTTGGAAGCTGTTTGATGATAGGGAAATTAGGGTTTGTTGCGCTTTTTACAAAACTAAACATTTTTGATTCCTCCTTATAAAGTTTGGTTGTATTTTTTCTTAAGTTCTTCATCACTTAAGCCGGGAAAATACTCTCTCCATGTGGAGATTTCTTTATCCGGAATATCAGCGAGGTTGGAACCATCAGAAACACTTGTGGTTGTTTCCAGATGGCCTTTAGACCTTGCCTGGTTAATTGCTGCTTGCTTTGCAGCTGCTGTCTGCCGAGTAGAAATACTGTCAAAATTTGCCAGTTTAAAAGCATCCGGCAGTCTCAATCCTTTGTTCACATATTCCAGTACGGAAGCGTAGGATGCATGCTTTTCCAAGTCTTCCAGAGACTTAATCTCAGGAGCCATAGCAGTTACCGCCTTAATGTCTTCATCAAGCTGTTTCTGCACTTCTGCTCTCTGATTGTTCTCGAGAATCTGCTGCGCCTGTCTGATTGCAGGAGAATTGTTTACCATCTGCTCAATCAGATTAGGATCAATACCTTTTTCTGTGAGCTGCTGGTTCAGTGTCTCTCTCTGCTGGTGTTCGCATGCCTGAAGGTAGTCTTCCATCGTCTCGATGTTTTTCCCGGTAACAGGGTTCACAACGCTTCCGAATAAGCGTTTTACTTCACTGTTGATTCCGGACATCTTACGGTTATAGGCTTCCTCTGCCTTTCTTCTGGCGGCAGCAAATTGTGAGTTGATTTCATCTGACTGCACTTGTTCTGTAGTTTCCGGTTCTGCAGTTCCGGCATCTCCATCAGGTACAACAGGTTCCTCAACCTGGTTATCAGTTACAACAGGGTCGGCGAGTTCCTGTACGTTTGCGCCTTCTAAAATTTCATCCATGATTACCTCCCGTGATTTTTGCGCTTTTCACATGCGAAATTTTTGTATCAAAAAAGGACCCTAAGTTTCCTTAGAATCCTTGGATACCGGTAGTTCATTCCTAACGGTTGCAAATATTTTATTGTAATAACTGCATTGCGGATTGCGACACTTCATCTCATGCTCAATAAAGAGTTTCTGCTCATTAAATAATTTTGGAGAATCAGTTGACAAAACATATTTTGATGAGGCTATTGCCGCTTCTATCTTACAATATGGGCATTGCATTTCCAGCACCTCCTGACTGTTCACTTAACGCTGCATTCTGTGCTTCCATCTGTGCATTTTCTTCCTGTACACGCTGTGCCATGATCTCTTTCATTTTGGAAGCATTCGGATAATCATTCTCTGCCATGAACGTCCAATATGCCAGTAGAGTTTTATCCTCTCCCAGGGGACCAAATGCTCCGGATTGCAATTTCATGTCAATCTGCTGCCACATTGCTTCACGATTCATCATAATCGTTGATGTAGGATCTGTGGTAATGATAAATTCATCATCCCAGTAGTATTCCCCGGCAGCATCCTGCTTTAAAAAATCATACCGGTTGAAATGGGCATAAGAATATGTCCCATCGCTGTTTTTCTTATTCAGTGGAATCGGCTGATCCGCATAAGCAAGCATGTGTTTGAACATAAGCTCATATACCTTGGCATACGCTGTTTTCTTCATAACACGCTTAGATTCCAGTCTACCGGCTGCCTGATTGATTGCATATTGCTTTGCGGTACCACTGTCAGCAGATGCATCATATTTGCCCTGATAAGAATCCGTGATTCCCAGCGTGGACTTAGCCCAGTCATAATTTTCTGCAATCATGATTCTGTCAAGGGAAATATCTGCCTGCATATTCTTCACACTGATAAGGGATGCTTCCTGCGCATTGTTCACGCGTACAACCTTAAGTTCCTCATCAGTAGTCTGAATTTTGGAGTTTTTGGGAAGAATTACAATAGAACCACCTTTAAGGATTTTCTCCTGCAATTTTGATCCCAATTTTTTTATAGCATCCTGTTGATCAGAGATAACTGCCGCATCCGAAAATCCGAGAAGCTTTCCTGCGCGGGAAACATTTTTCCTGAGCACAATAGGGATCTGATCCGGCTTATAATACGGAATCTTGGTTCTGACTTCCCTTCTCTCCTGCATCAGCTGTCCGAACTCGTCATATACCGGATTTCCGTCTTCATCCCGCATGTCCACATCCTCATATCCTGATATTGCGGGAATGATTGTGCCATTCTTCGTGGTAATGTCTTCTAACAATTCCTCGTACTCTTCCGTTCGTTCCTCAAAGCTCTTGGATCCACATTCGCATACGTCTCCGGTCTTTACCCTGCCGCATTTAGTGCATCTCTCCAACCGTCTTGCCTGATAATCCTCGTAGTCCTCCAAAACATACTCTTCACACCACGTAAACAGTCCGATACATCCGTTTTTATTACGGTAGTAGCATTTAATAACAGTAACGATATCGCTGTTATCATCACGCTTCGTATCCTGCTTCAGATCGATTTCTGTATCAGATGCCGCGGAAACATCCACATTATATTTTTTCTTTACAAATTCTTTGGTCTGCGGCACCAGTACAAAGATGTAATCCATTTCCTCAATGCTTGTTATACCAGGCTGAGGGATCACGTTTCTTGGATGCCGTTCTGACACGCTCACACCGCCGACAGTGCAATGAAAGCCTTTTGCGTTATCCCATTCAACGTGCATGAAATCACCGCCCTGTATGGGGACGGTACGCTCTTCCTCATCGTTAATGAGGCTAAAATTCATCAGCTGAATTTCATTCTGAAGAGCAAGTTCAATAATCTTGGCAAGTTCTTCGTCCTCTTCATGGATAGGAGTGACTTTCGGCATGGGAATTGAAGAATCAACCTGCGTTTCAATCAATTCATAAACAATATTACGTACATTGATTGACTGCTTACTTGATTTTCCGTTACCCTTGTTTGGATTTACGTTTACTCTTCTGTCACCGTCGTACAATGCCTGATATTCACGGATATTATTCAGTTCATCACTGTATTTATCCTTTGCTTCGGTGTACTTTTTCTTCCACTCACTCAGTTTTTTTGCCTGTTTCGGATTCATAATCATGTTTTTCATCTTCCTAAACATCCTCATAATATGGCTCTCCATACTTTTTAACCATCATTGCCCTGATCTCATCGTCGGCAGTCTCATAGTCCTCCAACAGATCAGGCCGCCAGTTATTACGTCTTCGGTCGATTTCCTCCGGACTGTCCGCCGGGATTGTCCACCAGACACAAAAATACCGCAGACTATCAGGATCATGGGTCAAGTCATGCGGATCTTTGGCATACACATTCGGTCTTTTTTTGTCCTTCTGTATCTTTTTTAAGCACCGGTACAGATTCGGTGCACATCCATCAAGGATAGTAAGCTTCGATTTCTTATCCTCTCCCTGAGGTTTCAACCACTCTTTCATACCGGAGCATCCGGCAGCAAAGTCATTCGATGTTTTGGTGAGGTCAACACCACATTCAGACCAGATCTGTGCACGGCTCTTACCAGTCTCCTGTGATCGATTCCACAAATCTGGCGGTGCCAGGAATGCTTCTATGGTCTCTTCCTCACACATACTGAGAAGAGTTCCTGCAGCTTCTGAAATAGTCAGACCGGATTTATCATATTCCCGATACACCTGTGCATTTCCGAAAGAATCAACTCTCACCCAATGTGCAGCAAACATATCAAGGCCATAGTCAATAGCAACATACTTCAAGGTATTCCCTTTCAGTTCCTCATAGGAAACAGTATTACGCTCATTCACCTCGGGAAAGTATGAACCACCAGGAACAGTAAGTGCTTCCTCAACAGTAGCAGGATACTCCTGTGTCATAAGCTCACCCATTGCCTTTTTGGTTTCTGAATACCAGTTGTCATCACGGCGGGGGTCTGCGTACCACGGAATGAATATCTTATTGAACCCATTATCCGGATTCGTAAATACTTCCTCGAAAAAGGATCCTCTGTCAATAGTAGATAATCCGATAACCTGTCCACCAGTAGGACGGTTAATGGTAGGATATCCAGCGGTCCATATCTGCTCTGCATATTGCTGGAACGCCCATTCATCCAAAATGATAAGGTTGGCGGTAAATGAACGACCCGCACCAGGCGCACTCGGCATTCCATTGAAAACTGAAACGAGACCACTTGGAAAAGTGATCTCAATTCTTAATGCAGTCTGTGTATATGTGGCACCGCTCCATCCGGTTGGCTTATCGCTATCCTCTGCAATGAGTTCCGGCATATTCTTCAAAATAACGCCGAATCTTCGCACAAGTTCCTTCGCATCATCCTCTTTCTGAGACAGTGCGATACATGTACGGCCTTCCATCGTAACAAGCAGATGTGCCGCGTAATGCAGTACAAGCCATGAGAAACCCAGCTGTCGTGCCTTTAGGATAACATTCAGCTTATGTGTTGCAATGCTCCTTAACGCCTCTCTCTGCGCATCCCACATATGAAACGGCTGTATGATCTCCTCGGCATCTTTATCCTCGATATGACCATATGTGTCGATGAAATACTCGATATGCTCTCTGCAATATTCAATTTGATTTTGTCGTATTTCCTGTAAAGTCATTGACACTCCAAATCTGAAAATATAATATAATTTTCTGTTGGACATATGGTACCTAGATCACAGGGCCCGGGTATCGCGGGGTACCGGGGGACCTATCCGCCCTAGGATGTACGGTGGCAGCCCGGAGGGCTGATCCCTGGCAGAGGAAATATATAGATCAGCAGGATCATACACAGCACAGAACAGAACAGTCTGGGCGATCCGGATCAGGTAACAGCTGTATCTGCTATTGTTGCTATTTACTGGGACAATAAGACAATTACCAGCAACTATGCGTGAATGATTAATTTTGCGCATAGTTGAACGATATCAAAAAGCTGATAAACCGCATAAATACTGGATTCTTGAATTGTTGCCATTTACACACAATTCCGGGATCCTCTTTTATGCTCATTTACCAGCTAATTGTGTTATGATCCGGTACAATTTACTTGCTCTCTCCAAGTCTCTTAGATACCTGATCCAGTAGCTTTTTATCCCCTTCGGAGATCGTAGCATTAACATCTATCTGCTGCTTAGGGTTATAACCGTCATACCTGGACATCCATAACCCGGATAACTGAGAAGGTATACAGCCGGTTTCAAACTTTCTACGGACATCATTCTCGGATTCTTCGCGTATGCGCATTACTATGTCTCTATAATTCTCATCACTGTCATAAGTATCATAGAATCTACATCTTGCCATGCCAATATATACACAAAAGCCTTCTAAGGTGTAAGTGATAGACTTTTTAACCTTTTCAGTGACAAACTTGCTCTCTTTACCGGAGAATGATGTTTGGTTAACCTCTACATTGTCACAGTAAGATTTATACTCTTCCCATAACTGCTCCATTTGTTCAGGACTGCTAATTTTTCTAGGTCTACCCATTGATATTTACCTCCTTCCTGGTATTATAAAAGCCGGTACCAGTGAATTACTGATATCGGCTTCTTGACACGTATTTATATTATATACTATACAACAGGTTGTTTTCCCGATTCAACCCCGTTTTTGTGACATTTGTCACACTTTTGGGTATTTTTTATAAAAATATGCTATCTCGGGATCAAGCGTATCATCTTGCTATAGCATTCTTCGCATATATCACACTCTTCGTAAATTTTAATATGTTGCCATCCTTCTGGCAGATTTGACGTTGTAGGTATATTCTGCTCTTTTCTGCACATGTCACATGTACATCTTTTGTACGATACATTTTCTACCATATTTTTCCTTTCTACTTTGCTTTTTCCAGTGCGCAGTCGATCATATAACGATTAAATGACTTTCCTGCACTGATAGCAGCCTTTTCTATTATTTTTTTCTCTTCCTCTGTCATCCTGATCGTTGGTCTTGCGAATTTTGCTAAGTACTTTTCATTACATTTCTTTTTACTCTCGTTATATCCTACGTAAGCCATAATATACCTCCTTTTATTGTATTATACCCGTTATTTTTGCATGGTGCCATGTACAAAGTGCACAATATTTGCATGACGTCTTTGTGAAATTTGCCTGTTGACTTTGCATGGCGTCATGCAATACAATTAGCTCAACAACAAACGAACCGCACAGAAGTGGAGCACATGAAAGCGAGGTACACAACATGAAAAGATTTGAAGTTAATTCATCATATTACGAAAGCGGTTTAACTTTTCTAATTACCGGAAGAACCGAAAAGGTTGTCAAGTATGTAGAAGTACAACACGCCGGACGCTTTAATGAAAAGCGCAGTGAAGAGAAAAAAGCAAAGATACAGAACTGGAACGGCAACGAAATCTTTTTAGTAGGTTATAGAACAGTACAAGCATAAAACGAAAGTGAGGATACAACAATGAGATATTTTGAAAATTGCAAAACCTGTGAAGATGTAAAGCAGCTTTATAAGAAATACGCAAGAGACCTTCATCCGGACTGCAACCCTGGAAGAGATACAACCGCAGAGTTCCAGGAGATGTCCCGACAGTACGAGGAAGCATATAACCGCCTGAAGAACATCCACCAGAACGCAAACGGCGAAACCTACGAGAAAGAATCTCAGCAGACCGCCACCGAGTACGCCGACCTGATTAACCAGCTGCTGCACCTCTCCGGACTTATGATTGAGCTTTGCGGGTCCTGGCTATGGATCACCGGCAACACCAAAGAGCATAAGGATACACTTAAGAGCCTCGGCTTTAAGTACTCCTCTAACAAGCAGGCCTGGTATTATCACGAGGGCGAATATCACAAGCACAGCAAGAAATCAAAGTCAATGCAGGACATCCGCAGCATGTACGGATCCGAGAGATACGCAACCCGAACATCTGAACCGGAGCAGATCACAGCATAAATACATAAGGGGCGGAACACCACCGCCCCACCACAAAAAGAAAGTGAGGTAATCAACATGATGGTTATTAAAAATCTTAGAAATTACAAATTCAGAGACGAAATCGGTATCTATTCAACTACCGGATTCGCACTCTATGAGGATGGAAAAGGATTTATTTCCTTGGATGGCAAAACTCCTTATTCCCCGGCAGGCGGAAAGAAAGCCTTGCAAAGCATCTTGAATGCAGGCGGTTTTCTCTCTGAGCCTGATTACATTCTACCCATTGCACAATAACATTCTACTGGGAGCCGGCAACCCATTAAACCGGCAGAAAGTGAGAAAAGCAATGACCCCCACGCAGGAAAAAGATCTCCAGGATCTGTTTATGAAATACGGCAATCCATCAACCGAAAGTGATGTGAGAATGTCAATCTATATGATCCATCCGGATGCCCTTAATGAGCTTGACAAGGTGCTTTATTATGACAACAAGGCAGTTGATGCAATAAAGGAATTTGAACGCAAAATAGAGCAACTGAAAGCGTACAGGATCGCCCTTGCAGAGCGTTACAACTATCTTGCAACCGCTCCCACTCAACCAGTCGTCAGGCTAAAGCGTGAACGGCGGTATTATGAGAACAAGGTATATTATTTCCTGGTTACCTACTCCCGTAATATGTTGGATGGTTCAGAGGTGCAAACATCCTCGACCAAATACACCGGGCAGGAACGGCACAAAGCCATAACAGACTATAAGGCATACATAAAAAGCCACCCCGGCATCATTGCAGAAATGAACATAGAAAAACCCAAATGGGAACACTAGGCAGTCTTTACAGGCTGCCTTTTTGCTATATGTCCAGATCCCGGAGAGCATTTGTAATGGCATTGCTGACCGTCTTTTCTTCTTTCCCCAATCTCCGCGCTATTTTGGCAACACTCATACCATTTACAAAGTGCATCCGCAGGATCTCACGTTGCCGCAGTTTTTTGCCTTTGTTGATAGCATCAAGCACATTCTGTCGCTCATTTTCTGCCGCGTTTATCTCAAACTGAATCTTTTTCAAAATATCCGTGGTATTTACTGCAGATTTTTCCACCTTACTATTTGATGGCTTTCCGGATCCTCCGCCAGTTCCCATTGCATTATTCACCTTTTCCCCCAGAGTCTTCCATTTCTCCAGCTCATGGGTCAGACCAACTATTCGATTTTGGATATTCTGATAACTTTTCAAATATGCTCTTTTCTGTTTGATGTCCATTATTGTTTTCTGCTCCTCTCAATCTCATCTATTACAGCCATGACAAGGCTGCGGGCAAACGGATCTTTATTATGCTTTTCTATGATGCGGTTTGCATCGTTGTTGAGGCATTCCCAGTATTCATCCGATCCGTCACCATTCAAATATTTTTTATATAAAAACCATGCATCATTGTAGATCTCTTTTTTAGGTTCCATCAATTCTCCTATGCTACTCTATTGTATTTGTGCTGCATCTCTTCGATGTCATCTATCAGGTAATACTGGACTGTCATGTCCGGCTTTGCATGTCCCAGTAATTTACTTACCAGCAATACATCTCCTGTCTTGCGGTAAAGCACACTCGCAAAGGTCTTGCGATACACATGCACGGTTGCTGTTATCCTGGTTACTCCTCCACGCAGAGCCATTTCTTTAGCCAGCTTTTCAACTCCGTAGGTGCGCATCCGGTTATACGGTGCTCTGTCTGCCAAAAATAACGGATCCGTTCCGGGCCTGTCCCCGATATAATTTCTAAGTGCCATCACAGCTACCGGTGTGAGCATTCCGGTGCGGTAGGTATCCGTCTTCTCGGCATAGATTGATACCTGCCTGTGCACTAAATCAATATCTGACACATTCAAAGCGGAGATCTCGCCTACTCGCATTCCAGTGCAAATCATCAGCTCAAACAAGGCTTTTTCTTTTGGTGTCTGCAATGCATAACGGATAGTTTCAACTTCCTCATCTGTCAATCGTACCTTCTTCTTTTTCACCTGCTTAACACGATCAACGCCATCAATGATATTATCCTGGATATGCCTCTTTTTAAATGCTCAGGAAAAGAATGTGCATAAGTACCGGTATATTGTGGATTTATAATTGTGGCTGATGTGATCACGATAGGATCTAATAGCAAGATAATCTGTGATATCCTGCGCTGTCACATATTTATAATTTTTGTTCACAAAGTCAAAAAACTTGCGGATGATCCCGATGTAGTTCTTGATCGTGCCGGCATGGAGTCCTGCTGCCACCATATCCACACAGTATCTCTGCATTAACCACTCATTGTCATGCTCAATGGTCATTGGCAGCTGTTTGATCTCTGCCAGTTCAAAGTCCTGCAATTTTACGTAAAGCGTAATCTTCATCCGGTCGATCTGTTCTTTGGTCATGCTGTCACGTAATTCATAGGCTACGTCGTTGATTAAATCATTTTTAGTCATATGCGCACCTCATTTTCTCGTTGCCTAAGAAACATCCGTGTGATATGATGTCCTTAAGCAGTGAGCGGTAGATGCTATCTTTGGTCGGATGGTCTACCGCTGTTTTATTGGCATCGATTGCAGGCTCCTCTGCAGTTGGCTCTAAAATTGTGTATGATACTTATTACTCTTTTTCTATCACTCCTTCACTAACTTTTCAGGTCACTCCAGATGCGCTGTCCAGTGCCGGATATCTACCGGATCAATCACTTCCGAACATTTAGGACATGTAGGACATGTAGGATATAAACCTTTTCTGCGATTTTCGTCCATGTCCCGGAATGTTTTATTCCTCCGCATCCGCTCGAATTCCGCATCTGCCATTGCTCCGTATAGCTTGGCTTTAGATAGCATTTTCCGCTGTGCATCCTCCAGCAACTCATACCGCCTCGCCAGCGTAAGCAGAGCATCAAAAGCGTCTACTGTAGCACCGCAATCCTGACAACTTACGATCCTGTTTTACCGTATCGACCTCGTAATGAGGTGGATCACATTTGCACAGTTTTTCTCTTCCTCTTTCGATCCTTGCCAGATTAAAGGAAATAATCTCATTGTCCATAACAGTCCTCCGCAGCTTTCTCAAAGTAAAATACAACCGGCTTTTTATTCGGTATCACCAGCCCAAACCTCACAGCATTTTTGTATGTATTGCTATCACGCATTAAAGTATCAGGCATAGCGGTAACCATTTTTCGGAAACCTTCCAGCGTAGATCTGCTTTTATAATGATTGCAGCTTCGGCAGGCCGGGAGCATATTGTCAACCGTGTCTGTCCCCTGTTCGCTCCACCCATTCAGCGGTACCACATGATCAACCTGCATATCCTTGTATTCCAACTTGCTTCCGCAATAAGCACAATGACCGTTGCACTTCTGGTATACTGTCATTCTAATGCTTTTTGGTATTGTTTTTCTCTTTGCATCCATTATTTCTACCTCATTTTCAGTTCAAATCATCAATGCTTTCTTGCAGATCCTTATAATAGTTTATTTGATCATCGCAATGATTTTCCAATGCACAAATCATTTCATCCTTGGCTTCTGCCAGTGTTTCTGCTGCCAAATAATCCATATGTCCCTCTATAACCGACTGCCAGCCTATTTCTGATCCACAGTACACGATACTGCCTATGGTGACATTACCATCATAGGCAACTAAATCATATTGTATTTCCCAGTCATTCTGTTCTGGATCAACTTCTACCCACTTAAGATCACACATTTCCGCTACCTCCGCTAAATCCTAAGAGCATTACCGCAAAATCTACAGTACTTTGCCAATATCACACACTTGGAACCGCCTGTATAATGGCTCTCCACATATTTGTGTACTATTGCTCCGCAATATTTACACGTTATTCTTGCCATAACAGCGTAGCTGTCATTTATTTCTTTCTGTTCATCATGTGACCACATTTCTCGATTAACTCCTTTTCTGAATCCTAATTTTCAGCTATTTTTTTCAAAATCTTTTTGCGAAATAACTTCAAACATCACATACTCATTGGACATAATCATTGCCTGCAATATAACAACATCTCTTTTATTTACAATGTCATCAAATTTTCTACTTCCTCTTTGACAACACTGAAAATAGCTATCTTTACAGGTTTTTGACAATGTTCCGCTAACCGCATTTACATTTACTTTTTGTGTTGGACTATAAGTATTAAACATCTTTTTACCTACTTTCTAATACACTAAATCCTAATACGATTCAATTCTTTCTCTTGTATTTGCATCAAACGTTCCACTTGTGCCGTAGCAACAATCTATTGTGATTACTTCTCTTAATACATTTTTTACTTTTTCGTAATGAGCAGAGTGTGAAGCATAATATTTTCCACATTCTAAACATTCATCAACGGTTCCATTGCATTGTTTTTTCAAACTACACTCCTCCGTTAAATCCTAATATTTCAGTTTAACTGCCTAATATTATCCTCAATAAATCCTTTCAGAGTAGAAAAACCTTTATTTTCTTCAATTCCTTTTCTTTTCAACTCTGCCTTTATAGTATCCATTTCCTCTTTTACTGACTGATATGCCAGTAACATTCCTTTTTTCATTTCATCATTCATTTTTTCTACCTCCACTAGATCCTAAATAATTTTCTAAAGATATTCTTTTTTGGCTTAATCACCTCGAAACTCTTTTCTTTCCAGTCGAAGACATAATCCAGGTTGTATGAACTGAAACCAATATTGTAATGTCGCTTTCCAACTTCTCTATATTTTATTTCAAAATAAGGTTTTTCTTTTTTTCCAGTGACAATTATTTCAATCTCACTCACTTTAATTTTTCCCATATTCCGCTCCTTTGCTAAATCCTAAGTTAGTTTATCTTCGTCACCTACGTATATTGCCAAGCATCCCATTGCGTCTGACAAAAATTCCATGTCCTCTCCATCGGTGCTTACCCGCTCTTCCGGATACCTGCTGCCACAATACGGACAGCATATGTTATGACCTTTAGTATTTGCTTTTTCTACCGCTGTTCTCCCCGCTATAAATTCATCACCGCATGAGCTGCAGCGGAACTTTACCAAGTCATCTGCATACATTCCTTTTTCCCATCTATCATCTCGATACATTACCTCTCCTCCAGTCCTAATTTAACTTATTTAAAACAACTCAAATAGAAACTCAAATTTTTAATTAAATTTTTCATTTTTAACTCAATTTTTGAGTTACTATTTCACTTCCTACGCAGGATTTCATCAACCGGTCATGATGCTGCCTGCGGTCTGTGTCAGCGGATCCACCGGAGGCTCCATGATTACTCCTGCTTCCGTGAGTAACGCATGGGACCATTCTCGGACAGTAGTCTTGTCCTGCTGGTATGACAGCAACAGCTCATTCATGTATTCTTCGACCCTAGTCAGCCGGTCTTTGCCGAATCCATACTCGTCCATCAAAGAGGTAAAGAAAAACAGCATATACCTTGTGGCCTGCTCATTGATGGTATTCTGCGGTGCAATCTGCTTCTGATCAAGCCAGTACTGATAGGACCCCTTCCGGGCGGTGATGTCATCCTCGGTATAGGCTTTATACTCAATGGACCATCCAGCCTTATCCATCAGCCGCTGGCTAATCTCTTTCATACCAATCTTGCCCGCGGACCAGTCCGCTTCCATCTCATTAACCTTGTTCGCCAGTCGGGAAATCCGCTGCCCCTTGAATCCCTCCCGGCGCATGATCACATAGCTGCAGATGATTCCCATAGCGGTCCAGGGTGTCCGGTCAGCCATACGGCTTTCCCGGGCGATCCGCTTGCACTGCTCTTTGATCTCTGCCGGTGTCAAATGTCTCTTTCCCATATATCCTCCTAAAACTCGAAATCCACATTTCTTGACTTTGGCATATACCCATTTTCACGCTCTATTTTTCTTATAGCGTTTCTCATGCTCACTTCCTTGTCATCCCAAGCATACGCATACCCATCAGGGGCATACGCACTCTTACATTTTCCATTGCATCTGTCTATGATCGTCTGATAACTCATATAATTTTTTCTGGCACATTCCCTTGCTGATGAATATACTTCTACGATTTCCCCGGACGCATCTATCTTGGCAACAGGTTGTCTTTTTGCATTCCTCCCGGTTAGGTTTCCAAGATCTCTCCGGCTGATATATGCAATATTCTGTATGTAATTATCTTCCTGACATCCGTTCTTATGGTATGGGACATGCCCAGGAAGAGGGTTCCCCAGAAATGTCTTTGCCATTATCTGTACCAGTATCTCTTCCTTTGCTTTCTTATCCCGTGTCATTTTTACTACCAAACGCTGGCTTCCTGACATTTTTTTGTGATACGGAGTCATGAGCCTTGTCTTCCCTGATTGATATATCCTACGAATATTCCCTTCCATATCAGCCTGATATTTTCCATCATATCCAGGTATATCTTTCCATGATTCTTTCATGCCATCACCTCCGGCATAAAATCAAACAATGTAGGCTCGTCCACCTCATTCTCCGCTGCCTGCAGGTACCCCACACCATCCCTGAAATAATCTGGATTCAGCTCACAGCCTTTACCGTACCGGTGCATCTTCACCGCTGTCATGGGTACTGTCATCAAGCCACCAAACGGATCATAGACCGTATCGCCCTCATTACTGTATCTGTTGATGATTCGCTCCACGATATCCAGTTGCAATGGACATACGTGCATCTGTGCCCGCCTGCGACTCTGCGTGGTGTTAAGGGTACGCATCCGGTTGATGTCATCCCACACTTCCATCTGATTCCAGGATCCCGGTGCAACTACCATGAAGGTAGCCGGTAGTTTCCCATTTTCATCCAGCTTCTTTGCCAGTTCTACATGTTCCTCATAGCTGTAAATATGCTCCCTGCTGTATTCCCGGTACACCGCCTGCAGGTTATCTACCGATATGCTTTCCAGCTCTTCCTTGCTGATCAACCGATCCCCCGATGATCTCCAGTATCCGTGTGCGTCGATCTGCCACTGGGCGCGGGTATAATCCTCTTTCGACTTTTTGACAGGTTCATCGGCGTATGCCGTGGATCTGTCCGTTGGCAGCTTGCGGAAAAGCAGGATATATTCCGGACATCCCACGCCCATCTTTGATCCGTCTTTACATTGTTCCGTCCATCCCAGGCGGTAGGTCTGATTATTCTCCCTCACCACATCCGTCACTACCGTGATCATGCCGAAATACTGGAATCCATGTTTCATGTAATGTGCGATACACAGCGCATGGAACGGCTCTATGGTCGGCATTCCGGTTCCAGTCGCATTTCCGAACAGCACGCGGTCCTTTACGTGGATAGCTGCCACCCTGCCGGGTCGAAGCACCCGGAGCAGTTCCGGTGTCAAAAAGTCCATCTGTTCAAAAAACCGATCTGTATCCTGATTATGCCCGAAGTCGTTATAATTGGCGCTGTATTCGTAGTGGTTGCCGAAGGGAATAGACGTATGTATCAGGTCAATACTGTTGCTTTCCATTGCCCTTGTTTCTTCCACGCAGTCACCATATACCGCTTCGTAATGATTTCCTCTTACCGTTCTTTCTTCTCTGCTGCCTTCCACGCCCATCTTCCTTTCCAATCGTTCCGCTTTATTTGCAGAATTAAGTCCATACTTTTTTACGATCTCTATCATCTTTGCAACCATGTGATTATGATTCTTCCATTTTTCTTCCAGTGCTTCCCTGATCTGCCGCTCATTCTCCATGTAAATAATGTCGATTACCACACGATCCTTCTGCAGGAACCGGTAGCACCGGTGTATTGCCTGGATGAAGTCGTTAAACTCATAATCAATCCCCAGAAATATCTCCCGGTGACAGTACCTCTGAAAGTTACATCCGGATCCGGATAATGATTTCTTGGTAGCAAACAGCCGGCTCTTACCATTGGAGAAATCAATCACTCTCTGCTCCCGGAGATCGTAGTCCATAGATCCGTAGATATCTACCACACCGGGAATTGCTTTCAGAATTGCCGCGCGCTCGCTTTCCAGATCATGCCACAGCAGAAAATGATCATCTTGGGAATCATTTACAATCTCCTGCATCTTTGCTACCCTCGTCCCGATGCTATCACGCTTTACGGCAGCTGCTTCTTTCAATCCTTCCGCCGCCTCCTGGAATAACTGCATCTGGCCATCCCTGTCCGCCGTATCCCCGTAATGTACCGGCAGTTCATGCCACCGCACATCCAGTTCCGGCAGATCGTAGCCTTCATCGGAATACTCCGGGTTGAGATCAGAAGGTTTTGTAATAAACAATGCCCAGCTGCTTACCCACATCCAGAACTCATCTTCCATGTTCGGGTAAAGTGTCAGGTTATTCGCCTTGGTGCTGTCACGCTGGAAGAATCTTGTAAGGGCCTGCCCAGTATCCATTACCTCCAGGTACCCAGCGTAATGGATCAGCTCCTTGTATTTGTTCGGTGACGGTGTGGCCGTGGCTACCAGCTTATATGGTACGTGCTTAAATTTGTCAAGGAACGTCTGATAGGTCTTGCTTCCGAAAGACCGGAGAACGCTGGCTTCATCAAGTGACGTTGCTGCGAAGTATTCCGGCCGGATGTCTCCATCCCGGACACGTTCATAATTGGTCAATACGATCTGGCTTGCGCTCTGTTCCACTTCTTCCATCGTCCGGCAGTACTCCGGCTTCTCATAGCCAAGGATTTCCACAGCATCCCGTGTGAACTCCTGCTTTACTCCCAGTGGCAGCACGATCAGTGCTCTACCGCCACAGTGATCTGCTGCCTGATGGCAGAATTCAATTTCCTGTATGGTCTTACCCAGACCGAAAGATTCAAAAAGTGCCCGTCTACCGCCTTTCAGTGCCCACATCACAGCGTCCCGCTGGTGTGGTTTCAATGCTTTATTGATCTTTGCAGGATCCACAACAAATCCGCTGTCCTGCGCCAGTTCTATTTTTGATTCTAAAAACTCTCTGTAAGTCACTTTTTCAAAAGGAACCTGCTATAGCGTTACCCCGGCCGGAGGTTCGGCTCCTTTCTTGCTTAAAATTGAATTTCCATGCAGAAATATCTTTTGTAGCTACAAATCTGACATAATAATGGTATAAAATTTCAAAACATATATTTGTAAAGGAGACATGTCTATGTTAAAAATGGTTAAATCTAAATTTTTAGTAAGTTCATTAGTGCTTCTGTCTCTTGCTCTTAATGCAGTGTCAGAAATTTTTCCTAATGAGTTTGCATTCTGCTTTTGTTCCGTTGTATTTCCTCAATACGTTGATCTGGTAATATATGTCCATAATTTATCGGATCAGTTTCGTCCTGTATGGTGGCCTTGGCAGCGTTAAGCTGCCATGCGCTTATTCTCTGAGAAAATCATCTATGCTCATTTGCCCTTTGCAGTTACCGCCTATGGTTGACGGATCCCATCCAACACCAATATATTCCAGTACCTTCGCCCAGCCATAGTCATTGTCTTCTGCGTCCTTACACATATGGAACATCAGATAATCCCATTCCTTTGGATTGCTTTCATACAGCAAATCAAATCTGTGAGGTCTCTTTTCCATGTGGATCCCAAATCCGCACATGCTGCAGCCAGTTCTCTGCGCTTTGGTGGTATACAGAGTTCCGTCCGGTTTCTTCTCAATGGTCCCATATATCTCAGGGATCAACGACTCCGGCATCACAAAATTCTCTGTGATTCTTCCCTCTTGCAACAGCTGATCATGGAATTCATCTTTCCAACCATTCCGCCACTTCTCGTCCATCTCAAGTGCCAGGGACAGAATATCCTGCCGGTGGAAAATAGCAAACGGCGCTGATCTGATTGTGGATGCTCCGAAGTAGTTGCAGCCGTTCATCCGCAGGCTCTTGGCACGTCTGCCGCCCTCGGATGCCATCAGCCCTAAATACGGTACACTGTTATGCTCTTTTCCCCAGTCATCACAGTTCTTTTCTTTGAGGTAATAACAGCACTTGGACGATACCAAGAAATCAGGCTTCTGATAATCACATCCCTCGTTTTCGTTCTCATACCCACCGAACAGCTTCAGCCATCGATGATTAAGCTTCATTTTGGAATCTTTCTGCCAACCACCATATTCCCCAGTCTCTCCGGTAATAATTGCGTGGCGTACCGTCTTATTCTTCTCAGATGGATTCTGCAGTAATTCTATCTTTGCTGCCACTTCCTTGGATATTACTGGGAATCCGAATTCCTGTATCACTTTCGGTTTGCTCCAATAGGTTCCGTCCTCGCGTTTCAACGGTGGTACATTGATAATTCCGATTGCCCGATGTACCCTCTGAATGCTTTTATCTTCCAGATATGATGCGGATACTCCCGGAACATCAATGTTACATACCTTTTTCAGGAATATGTAAAGCATGATGCTATCCAGTCCACCTACCGATACATGGCAATTAAGATCTCTCTTATCACACTCCCGGCGGAACTCTTCCGCGCGGATCTGTGCATATTTTCTTTTAAATTCATAGGACTGTTTCTCTTTCTGCATGAATGAAGCAATCTTTGCATAAGCTCCTATGCGCTCCATTCTTTCCTGTACTGATTCCATTTTGTTTATGGAGTAAAGAGCTCTTTCACGCTGGCCAGCAAACCTCTTACTCCTTTCTAATCTATTCTACCTTGTTATCCATCTGCTCCTTGTACATCTGTCCTGCCATGCGCACAAGATAGTGCTGCAAGGCTTCATCAACGCTGACACGATGCTTTGTGCAGTATCTGTCAACGTACCGCTTAAAGTCCGCATTATCGGCATACAGGGCGGTGTAATCAATAGGTTCCATCTGCATCACACTCCTTTAAGATTTCATCCAAGCAGGCATTCCAGCCATCACTCTTTCCATCTAAATACTCATGCTCGTATTCCGTTCCATCGTAACAATCGTTCTTAATTGCTTCCGCAAAGCAATCCATTTTCTCCGGCAGTTCACGGAGCGGACAACAATCTGGCTTTTCTCCGTAGTGTCCGCCATTTATCGGAATTTCTTTCCCTGTAATAGCGCAGTCGTAAAGAGCATCGTCTTTATAACTGGGATATTTACAAGCGCAATTCTCACAGGTTTCCGGCATATCCATTACCAATGCTGCTTTAGGCATATTTCACACTCCTTCCGGTTTCTCGCACCGTTCAAATTCGATAACCCACACCCACGGATTAGCATCCCAGCCGTAGCGGTCAAGGTCGGATTTCTTGATGGTGTTGTTCCATATCTGCATAAATTCGACCTGTGGCGGTTCAATCCATCCAGTATTCATACAGTCGGTGCATCCGAATGCTCCTGTATTTGTATGGTGGCACTTTTCTCCTTCTGCTCCTTCTCTGATCGCTCCCCCTTCGGTAATGCTCTGCAACCGCTCCACTCTCACATCCGTAACCTTAAGCCAAAT